TATCCCATGCCGGCATTGTTCACTGCAATACCTGTGACCACTCCATCTACCACTGTGGCAGTTGCACTGGCACCATAACCTTGGCTGTTGTTGATGGCCAGGCGCAACAGCGGGTGGAATCCCACTACATTGATGTAAAAAGTTCCAGACTCGTCAAAGTATTCACGGCTTTCTGTGACATCTACCCAAACAGATTCGTAGTCCTGGGCGGCCTGCACTTTGAGGGTGCCAGTATAGTGTTCCAAGTCATACTTGATTGTGGTCAAACTGGCACCTGTGGTGTTGATGTAACTTGAGTAGTATTCTGTCAAATAGTTGCGTGATATTGGTTGTGGATTCAATGCCCAGTCTGGGTAGGAACTTGGCCCGGGTTGTGGCCACGAATTTTTGCCATTTATTGTGGGTATGGTCACAGGTTGACTGGCTATGAACTGTGGCAATACTGAATCTACAATGTTGCAGTCGGCTCTTGCCCCTGCATTGTCATCTGTGAATGCGGCTTGCACATAGTTTCCTTGTGTACGCTCAATGCTGTAACTACCTGGTTGTGCCAGAATGTTGATGGTATCTGCTGTGTCCAGCACAACTTTGACTCGGCCCAGACTGGCACTAAGTACAGTCATGTCTTTTTCGATCAATAATTCATCACCAGTTTGGTTCAGCAGTCTAAAGCGGAACGTGCTGCCTGTGATGTTCACAGGTTTTTGGTCTTGGTTGATAAATTCAAACAACAAAACGTTGTCTACACCTTTGTTGACAGTTAAAGTTTTTGCGTACACTGGGTCGTACCTCGCAGTAAAGTATCCACCACTGGTGTCAATCAAAAGTACCCGAATGATTTGTTGATATAAGTAAGCAGTGGTTGAATACATAGGATCCTCAATACGTATTTATGGGTAATAACATCTTTGAAAAACTGGCGGAAAAATACCCCTTTATAACTCTTTGCGTTTACGCCAGCAACGAGTATATTGGAATAGTTCAAAACAGAGACGATGCTGTTACAACCATCTACGACTTTGGTGCTGTGCTTACACAACAAGATAAACTAGAGTTCTTGGAACTGGCCAATACTTGGTGGTGGGAAAGCAATAGGAGCATACCCATCAACATATTCCTGCGCGGAGACTGGGATCGATTTCGTTTTACACTGCGTACATTCAGCAACAAAGACCTTGAGATCTTGCATGGTCCTGTGTGCAGTTTGATAGACATTGCTCGCAAAAAGAGCAAACGCAAATCAATTACCCTGGTTCGTCGTATTGATTAAATTCATGTGCAAGGCCACCAAGGCGGCATAACTCACAGCGTGTGACTTTTTAAACGTATACCCACGCGATTCGTTCCCATCCCAAACACTCGCAAACACTTCATCCCAGGGCCGTCGCTGTAGGTGTGCTTTGCCCGGTCTAATAATACTGATAAAAGCAGCCATCCTGGGTATCGAGTCGGGCTGCATTGAGACCATCAAGTCCACATAGTTGCCTACATGCACCAACTGACTGGCCCAGGGTCTGTCTGTCCATAGTCTAGCCCATGGAGGTGCGGCTGACAACATGGCTTCGTAGTGTGCAGGATCTTGGATCAACTGATACACACTCATGTTCAACAAGTCAATTTTGAAGTAGCCACGCTGTTCTGCTGACTCATAATCAATAGCCGCACAGCCGTGTTCAGGATCTTGCGGAATGTCTGTGATGTAGATACCAGAATTGTGCTTTCGCGGGCGTCCATCTACTACCTGTCTAGCAGGTGTGTGTCGAATCAGTTCTAGTATTTTAGAGCGGTCCGGAACGTCAATGTCAATGTCTGCACTCATACTCTACACAATGCCACAACCATTTTCAATTGCTGTTCAGCCTCACGAACAGCACCCATGGCATCAGCCACAGCAGGATACTGTTCAGCCATGGCCCGTGCTTCCTTTTCTTCTTCCATCTTTTTCATTGCCCAGTCAATGGCTGTTTCGGCCGTACCAGTGAGTCCCACAGTGGCCTGTGCCATAGTAAATATTTGCCAAGTCTGGCCGTTGTAGAATTCAATCTGTTGAGTGCTGGTGTTAAATCTTAGGTCGCCCACTCCCATCATGCCGCTACCGTTATTGATGTAGTTGCTGGCACTGTTGCCACCACCCACTATGATGTGCTTGCCCATGGACATTATTGAGTTGATCATGTTACCATCCTGCTTGTTTCAATATTAGTTTTGCGTACTCAGCGTCTGCGGCATAGTCTGCGAACCGCTTTTGCCATACGTCTGAGTCTATGTAGGGCCATATCATGCTCACTTGGTCGGCTGTGAGTTCGCCCAGGAACTTTTGTCCTGACTCTGAATTGTATATCACCCAAGGACTGACTCGTCCGGTTGTGACAGCATGGCACATGGCATGTGTGCTGCCGTAGCGCAAACAATCATGTGGCGATGCTGAATGTTGCTCACTCCAGTCTATGCTAAACTCCACTGCTCGTGCAAGTGCATCTGCCACTGCTTCTACCTTCAGATAGTCTAACAAATACTCAGTGTAGATTTTATCCGATCCCCAGTTGTCAATCTTTTTGTTGTGCTTCAACAACCACTCTGTGAACTGTCTGGGATTGATAGCTTTTGTGCCCACACAGTATCGGCCAAACTTTACAAATGCTCGATAGTAAGGTGAGTCCGCAAAGTCATCAAATGTTTTGAGTCTAGCCGAACCTTGTGCGATCTCATAGAAACGCAAATAAGATTGAAAGCCCAGTTCTACCCCACGTTCCGTACGTTCTGATCTGCGGCGCTTGGGCTCGCACATGTGCACCACAAGGCTTTCTGCACGTCGAAATGTTTTCTTGCAGTAGCCGCAGGTTAGTTCACTTAGTGTCTCGGCCATGGTCTCGGATGTGTTGATCAAGTTCTTTCTTTGTGGTCATTGAGGCCAGCATGGCTATTTCATCTTCTTTGTATGTGGGAAATAACTCTGCCAGTTGTTTTTTGATGGCACTTGCTCCAGCACCAGTTTCCTTCTTCTTGGGCGAGATCCAGTTGTGTCTGGGTGTGCCCATGTCTGGACTCACGGTGGTAGCACACAACCATTGCAGTTTAGGGTGTCGGCTGATGTTGAAGAAGTGTTTGTTCAGTCGTTCATTGGTAGCAATCAAATAAAACTCTTGCAGTTCTCTTGAACCTTCCACACATGATGCCCAACGAATCATGAGATAGTTGGAAAACTTCTTGCGTTCCTCGTCTGTGAGTTCGCTGTAAAAGTTTCTATTCTTGCGATCCAGTTGTCGCATCTCATTGGCAATGTTTAGTTTATCGCTCACTTGTTTACTTTGATTAGTCGGTATATCATTATAACACGTTCCATAGCATCTTGTAAAGCAGGCGTGGTCTTGGCCAGGCGTCGAATTTCGCCCCACATTTTATCTTCCTGCAAACGGTCAAACAAGCTATCTCCGGTTGATGTTTGTTTGGCATAATCAATTTGGTGTCCCGTCACAGGATCGTAACTGTAGCCCATGAGTTGCCTAGTACTGGGGTCAGCACCTGCTTCGCGGGCATAAACTTCATTTCCCACACGTTCATAAATGTAGGTGGCGCCGGGTTTAAGAGTTCCCATACCGGTAGCCATATTGAGTGTGTGCCCAGCGCAGGAATCGTTCCAATCCTTCGCGGTCTTCGGGATAACTTTCCAGGTAAATTTTTACCATGCGAGTCAAGTTTTCAAACAGTTGTGGTTCAGTATAAGGCATGCATCACCATGATTTGTTGTAGTCTACTATCTCACAGTTGCGACTGATGTCTTTCACAAAGTACACGCAGTCAGGGTCAGGATCATCGTTTAAGGGCACAGCAAGTAACTGCCCATTCTTTAGTTTGGGTGCATACCATGATACTTCATGATACACATCCAAGATTTCAATGTCTGGGAAACTGGGACGGAAACTTGTGAGTGGGTTGAACTGAAACACTCTAAAGCCACGATCGTTAATTGATGTCAGTGGCAGCACTTCCAAGTCACCTACTTCAGGTTCACCTATGAGTATCTGCCAGTCCATGGGCATCTTGATGGTGTTTTCGCCAATGCGTAGTACCAAGGCAGGTGCATTGAAACTTTCCAAAAAGATCAAGGGAATAAAATGATAGTCTGGCTCTTGTGGATTTGAATTGTCCAATATGGCAAACCTCATGTCATCTACTTCTTCGGGCAAATGATCTAGGTCGTAGTGGATGTTGTCAAGTGTTAGTATTCGCATGTTGTAATAATACAGGATTTTGCATCAAAAGTCAAGTGCTTCGAACAAGCCTTGATGGTGATGCTGCACCAGTACCTGATCTTGTGGCTGAACATATATGTTTGTGTACATTCTGGGCCACTGTGTATTGTGTGGCCCTATCAGTGTGATAGGGATTGTCATCGTCAATAGTGCCTTTGCTCACATAGTCAAACATGGGTTGCCCCACAGAAGATTTCATGTTGATAGGTATGATGCCAGCTTTTTCAGCCGCAGCATGCCAATGGGAAAACCCCCAACTATCAATTTCTTGTTGAAAACCTTCGTTGTGAAAGTGTGCAATGTAAAACTTCACTGCCATCAGTTGATTTTCAGTCAACTTCAGTGCTCCATCCTTGTGATCTAGTCCTTCTGGCACTGTGCTCAGTATTGAGGCCTTGTTTTCAGGATGTTGAACACCATTGGTCGAAGTGTGCTCAGCATTGTGTCCCACCCATTCACAATAACTGCTTTCGTCTGCCGCAAACGGATAAACAAAATTTTTTAATCCGTTGTCAAGATAGAATCCGTCTTTTAACACCAGATTGATTCTAGTACTCCAGGTGTTATGATACAACAAAAATCTACAACCTATCTGAATTGCTTCACGCATTTGAAAACAAATTCCTGTGTTGCTCATGGCTCCACGTGCCAAACACAGTACTTTGTAGCCGTAGATATCTTGCAACAGCTGACTGTAATGATCTCTTACTCCGTCACGGGGATTTCCATTGTGCAAAGCTGCACTATAACTGTCACCGCATACTATGATATCGTATTTCATCCCAGTTTCATCCAGTCCAGTTTTTCTTGTGTGAATGGATAGTTGGCTTCTCGATAGAACTGTTTGCGCTTGGTCAAGTGACGCTTGGCAAATTTACAAGTTGATGTTATGTCCCAAATCTGAACATGGTCTTTGTCTTCTGCTTTTCTAATACCTCGTCCAATGCTCTGAATGACACGCACAAAACTCTTGCCAGGTTCAACAAGTACAAGATTAAAAATCCTAGGAATATTGATACCCACAGCGGCTACACCATATGTGGCCACGATGATTTTATCAGTTGCCTCAGCTACTTCATCATATTCGGCTTGCCTCTTTGCGCCCTTGGTTGCACCCGAAACAAACACTGCCTTATCCCCCAGGCGTTCTACCAGTTGCCTACCACACTCAGTGCGGTCTACCAGTACCAGGGTGTTGCCTGTTTCATTTACTTGACGCACAAGATCAGCCATTGTGTCCAGGCGCCCTGACTCTTCCAGCAGGTATTTGAGTTCACTTTGATAGTCTTTATACTCCACGTGATCAATTAGTTGCACAATGTTCACATGACAGTTGGCCAATACACCTTGTTGCTGTAATTCGCTAGCACTGAGTCGGCCGATCACAGGGCCAAGACTTACTAGCAGTGCTTGACTTTCAAACTTCTCTTTGGGCACTGTTCCGGTCAATCCCCAGCGAATTGGCACTGTAGCCATTACGCCTGTGAGCAAGGTCTTCAGCGCATCTGCCTTGGCCATGTGTACTTCGTCCACAATCACGCACACCACATCTTCCAAAAACTCACCTATGGTACAGTCGCCCACGCCAGCTTTGGTATTCTTCAGCAGGTTGTTTAGACTTTGCCATGTACAAATTGTATGTTGACGTCCGTATTCTTTTCTGTCGCCAAAGTACACACCAACATCTTGTTGCATGTTGATATAGTCTGCCTCGGTTTGTGTCACCAGACTTTTGTTGGGCACAATAACAATGCTTCGGCCATATGGGGCAACAGCATTGCTCAGGGCCGCTGTCATAATGGTCTTGCCTGCACCTGTGGCCACTTCCTGTATGCACTGTGGATTGGCCAGGAAGTTGTTGATGATCTCCACTTGGTAGTCACGCAACATAATGGGTTCACCTGCTGCTGGGTGTGCTTTGGGCCACTTCACATGTTCAAAACTTGTTTCACTCACTTGCTCAAAGTTGAATATGTTTGAGTAGTCACGTTGATCATCCAGTTCAATGTCATAATCAAACTTCTCCAGGATAGGCATGATCTCCGGCAACAGATTCACATAAGTCGATCCACCCAGTTGAAAGTATGCCACCTTGCCATCCCAGCGTCCCAGTCTCACTGCTGGCAAATAACGTGCGGCAGGGTTTTCATATTTGAATGCTGTGACCAAGGCCTTGCGAGCATCCAAGTCCAGACCTTCGATCTTGATGTTTACTTCATCTCGAATTATTATTGTTGCTTGTTTCACAGTATGTTTACTTCACGCACAAGTTGTCGTGACCTTATTTGGGAGATTAGTTCTTGTTGAGTTCCGGTGTATTCTAAATCTGCCACAGGAAATCTCAACGGTTGTGCTTTTACATTATACACACTTTCAATGCTGCGAGCAAGAAAAAACTCTTGGTGTTGCTCAATGTATTGTTGCATACTGGTAAATTTTTCATTCAAGTCTTGATCATAAAATGCAACATTGAAGTCTGCGCTGTAATAACCAAATGGCCGAAATGCGTTATCTCCTATGTATATATCATTGTCGTGTGCAAGGTCTTCCACGGTCTTGCCAATTTCACAATAGTTGAGATACACTGTACCAAATTTGATTTGCAATTCGCCATGTGTTTGTATTGTGTCAACGTCTAACTGTTTGGTCTTGGGCATACCAAACCAAGTGCAAACAAATCTTGGGCAAGGTGCAGCCATGGCTGCTTCGCATCTGTGTACTGCTAAATTTAAATTTGCTAATGCTTGTCTAACTGTGTTAGGTGCTGAATGCCAATATTCAGATGTTTGTTGATCCAACAATCCATGATAGGTTTCAAATATGTTGTGCAAGTAATTGAGATCATCTTGTGTGTATTCAAACTCACGACCAATAATTGGATCATGTGCATTGATTGTGGCAATGCATTGTTGAATCATGTCAACCGCACGTTGTTGTTCTTGTTGAGCAGTGTCGAATCCGTAAAATCTATCTGGATTGTCCATGGGCCAATCATGACGTTGATGCATACGTTCCAACCATAGTTCAGCTAACGGGGTTGATCTTATTTGGAAACGTAGGTCAAGATCATAGCCTAATTTGATTACAAGGTGCTGAGACATAGCACAGTATATACTCTTGCAAAACAAAAGTCAAAAAAACAGGGACCGAAGTCCCTGTGTAAAAGCCCGGGGCGGAGCCAACCAATCCCCGGGGTAAAACTCACTCAATCATCAAAATCAAGCTGGTACTATTTGATGTATCTGGCTATTGATCTGCCAATATCGTCTATGATCAATTGTAAGAAAATAAAAGGCGACATAAAAAACATCAGCCCTGCTACACATCCTATACAAAAAAGTGCGGCAAAAAATAAAAAGAACAATGTCGTAGATAAGCCAAAAATTATACATGCCGTCCCTAACAATAAACTTGCAGATAT